TTTTTTTATTTCTGATATATATAAACTTAACATGAAGGAATTTTCTTACCTTTTTGCCATAGTAGCAATATTATTGATATTATTCGTTTTCTGGTACCACGCAAAACCGAAAGCGGAGGGAATGATAGCAGCAGACTCTATAATGAGATTAAGTAGAGGATATAATGGAATGAACACCGGAGGTTCGTACGCGGATGCTATGCATCAATTACACGAAGCTGAAGTTATGAGTTTAGGAAGTGTAGAAACAGACCCCAAAAACATGTAATTCTTTGCGAAGGATCCATATTTCTTTTTTGCATTAGAAAATTGAAACTCTTTGTGATTATAATCACAAAAATACATCTACGAAAAGAGTATAATCACAAAAATACATCTACGAAAAGAGTATAATCACAAAAAAGAATACATCTACGAAAAGAGCATAATCGCAAAAAAGAATACATCTACGAAAAGAGTATAATCACAATGGGAGACATAGAACAAACGCAGATAGATTATAGTGAATTAGAGAATAAATTGGAAAAAAAACAACAAGCAGATTTATCTAAAAAAGTAGAAGAATCTGAGCATAGTTTTGCTAAGAGTGATGATGAAAATTTTGATTATTTTAAGTTTATGAACGAAGAGGATTTCACAGAAATGAATGATATGTACAACGCTGCTACAGATGATTTAAAAATCATCGTAAGAGATATGTATGATCGTATACAACAAATGCAAAAAGATATGAAGCTAATGCAGGACACTCTATCAAAGATATACGATATTAGTAAACTGCAAAGATCGGAATTAGATAATACATCTCCCGTCAAAAAGTAATTAGAAATTTGAAATGTTTTTTGTATAATCTTCGTGTGCCAGTATACGAAAAAAATGGACACAGGAGAGGACTTTTGTCGAAAAAAAGAATGTGAAATGATTTATAATTCTTTAATACAATACGAACTGTTTGAAAGTTTTCCGGCCCCTATAGTTAAATTATTATGCAAAAGCATAGAAAGAAGCATATATAATCATGCCATAAAAGAAGCTAAGCTAAAAAGTATACCTAATTATTGGACAAACGAAAACTTTTGTTCGCAATATTCTTCTATCGGATATGATATAAAACTCAATCTAGATCCAACTTCTAGTGTGAATAAAAATAAAAGTCCCGAAATACAATATTATTCAGTTAGCAGAATATATAATTTTCTACTGGTTAGAGAATTTCGGTATTTAATACAACAACATATGAACATACCGAAAAACGCCGCCACACAAATATGTTCCTGTATAACTAATTACCTACCAGTGTTCTTGCCTTCATCTATGGGTGAAATGGGTCCAAACGACATTAATCCTTTGATCAACAAACCTTATATTGATCAACTGAAAATTAGAGAACAGCAAGAAACTATAGTAAAACATTCGTCTATGTACCCATGCCCGACCTGCGGGGAGCGCAAAGCCATAATTTACGAATTGCAAACATGTTCTCTTGACGAAGGAGGTACTTTGTTTGTCAAATGTATGATATGTAACGGCGTATGGACCGCGTATGGATAAAAAAATAAAACATAGCTAGATTATTCTAAGATACTAGCGGAAAATACAACTACTTTTTCAAGTATATTAGGAAACCGAGCGGGTATATTATTTTTTTTCTTCTTCTTGCCAGCATATGATAATATGTATTGCGAAATGCTACCACTCCAGGCGAGGTATATTTTTTGTGGTAACACTTTTGTTTCTTCATCAATGCCTAAATATAAAGCTTTAGAAATTCCATGTTTCTCAAAATAGCGTTTTTTGAATGACAAATTTAATATATCTTTTACAGTGTTATCACAAGGCATTGTGTTTATGATATCTTCTACCGAAAATGGATATTTGGCTCTGGCTATCGTTTGAGTGCCGTCCCATAAAGTCGCACCTAAATTACTTTGTCTATATGTATTTCCTGCAGTAATGTTGAACTTAGTATGCATACATACAGGACATACAGCTGTACCTTCTATACTTTGGTTATCCTGGAACATTATGTATATATCCCCGTATAATGGAGTCTTACAAGTCATACAACGATCATTGGACAATATTATGTCTCTATAGTCGATTTCATATATTACTTCTTCTATTCCAATCATATCAATATAGAAAGAATTCTGAAACACGGACCAATCTCCCAATTGCCTGATGATCTCTATAGCACCCGCACGAATAGGACATAATATTAACGCATTACTGGAATTATAATTAGAAAGTATGAATTCTGGTTTCTTTCTATAATCTTTATAAATGTGTATTAGCAATCTTAGTTCAGCCTCAATATATTTATCTTCTTCTGATAACTCTGTTTTTTCTGTCGTAGATCCATCACTATTTGTAACGACTGTCGTGATTGGTTTCAAACTATCTACACGTTCTTTTATGGATTTCATCAATTGGACCGAAACTTCTCCAAGAAATATTACATCCTTGAATCGCGAACCGGCTTTTGTCTTATATATGCTTATTTGTTCCAATGTAAGAGTGTTGTTCTCGTATATAAACATATCATTTTTATCATACAATATACTTACTAATTGTACAAGCGGGTCTACGGTCAATGATTCATAATTCTCCACATTGGTCAATAAATCTTCTATGGATATAATGTACCAAGTAAATGATTGATTGGAGGATATAGAATTCTTTCTATTAAGATAACTCGTTGGATAATATGTTCTATCGATATTATTTCTTTTCGTTCTCAATAACATGAATTGTTCGGAGCCAGTTTCTAACGCTGACACTGTTTGTAAATGGCAAACGCCTTCTTTCTTATGGTAGTTGATAGTCAATTCTGCTATTTTTTTCTTGATTTTCAACAAGAAATGATCCGCTGGATTAGAATTTCTTAGAAAAAGTACTCCATAAGAAGCCTTAATAGAAACAGTTCCGCTAGACAATTTAAAAGTCGGATAGTTTGCGGCACGTATCTTAGGATCGGTATTTTCTACACCTCCCGAAAATATGTTTTTACCTATTTCTAAATTAAACATTTCGCCTGCGATACAGGCTACTACTTCATCCTCATTTCCTGAGTTTAAAAACACTCTCATTCTCTGTGAATGTATTTTTTTTGTGATTATAATCACAAAGAGTTTCAATTTTCTATAATTTATTTAGAATTGGAATGCTAAAGTCATAGACCAGTTTTGATCTCCAAGATCTAAAGGAAATCCAGAAGGAAACCTTAGAAAAAATCTCATAGATCTCAATTCTATAGTCTTTCTTTGATCACCGAATTCAGATTGTACAATAGGATAAAAAGGATCATCGTCTCTAGATCGAAATTCAATTACGCCACCAAAACAACCAGTTATATTTACCACCGCAAGTATTTGATTACTTACTGGCGGGCCAGGAGTTAGATTAGCAAATCCATTGTCAATACCCCCAACTAAATCAGAACAAATAAACAATTCAGTGTCGACCAATAGAGATGCTAATTGTGTAGAAACAGTAGTTATATTAGATATAGTTTGATATCCATTTGGAAATCCTAACTTGGTAGCTATTGTGTTAGATACGTCAAAATCAAGGATAAAATTTCCGGAACTGGAATCGAATGTAAATAATAGGGTAGTAGAATCAAAAGAAACTGTATATGTATACGCAGCTCCAGAAGAATTTAGCGCGGTCTGTACAGCTGCCGCTAAAGTGGTACCATTATAATTTCCAGGGGCGATGGTGATCGGAATAGGAAATCCAGGAGGTTCTATTAAATTGAATTGATTATTTTCTACTGTGATGTTATTCCAAGTGTAAGGAATATTGGCGGAAGTTAATTTTACTGATCTAGGAGGATACGAAAACCTCGAGTCGGCTCTATCGATCGTTATTGTGAAATTTTCGGGAATAGTACCAATATCTCTATTAGAGCTGTTGATGTAAACTGATTTGCGCATTTTATCCAAGCGTGTTATATTACAAAATTGAAATAAATATTTATATTAAATCATCGACAGAATGAGTAACCTCAAGAAGATTCATATACAAGAGTCATTCTTAACAATACTAGATGAATTAGAAAAATATGTTGAGGATAGGTCTTCAGATAAACTGTCTAAAGATATACATAGAGTGAGTTTGGAAAATAAAATCAAACATCAGATAGATAATATTAGCGTGTATACAGAGGCTTTTTGGGAACGTTTATCTTGGAATAAAGATATATTCTCTACTCGTTTCGCTACGAGATTATTCCCAACATACAATGACGAGGGAAATAAAGTAGTTCTTAAAAAAACTATAGAAAAACCTTCTATATTCCGTAATACGCCTAGATCAGAAACAATAAAACAAATACAAAGTAAGTATGATTTGCGCGATACTATAAGTAAAACCTTGAATGCAGTTTACACTGATGAAGGAGAAACTAAAAATTCTTCTGACATATCCTATTATAAGGTATTGGAGCATCATAAATATTATGAGACAATATCACAAACAGTCGTTACGAGAATATTTCAGTTATTACTGGAAATCAAATGCTATGGAATGATGTTAAACTTATTTTGTATGTTGTTATCTACCAGAGAATATTGCCACTTTGCATTTGACAAAACAGTCATCGAACTGATATTTTGTGATGAGTTTTATCCTTCGGGAGTAAATCCTTTCAAAGATCCTGAATACCTTGAAATAATTAATTATTTCTTATTCTACGGGATGTATTTGCTATACAAAGAAGAGTGTATTGTGAAAGCATATTCTTCTCCCAAACATAGATTCGCACTCTCTTTAGATGTGGTACAATGGCTACCTTCTTACGATGGTTCGATAGATTCGAATCCTTATTTACCTATTAGTTTGTCTGGCTCCTATTTACATTGCAAAAAGGTGCCCGATACAGAATATTTAATAAAACCTATGAGAGTTTCGGGAACTGATAGAGGTGTTTATAACACACACGAATTTAAATGTAGATTTGATATCTTCACTGATGGAATATTTACTGGTGTCAACACAGATAAAATATGGTTCGGCGGTTCAGCCATTGCAGCATGCGTAACTAGGAATCCCTTAGAAAGGGTATTCTGTATAGAAGGTTATCATAAAAGAAATATCGTAACCAAGTATCCTGGAGACGAAGGATACGACTCTTATGCAGAAGAGCTAGAAAACATCAAATCACACTGGGGGTCATATGAATCGAGACTCAGAGATTATTTTGACGAATACTACCCTTCTAAAGACGTCATTAAAAAAGAAAACATAGACGATTCCAAGGTTTTAGAACTAGAGGAGAAATTATCTGATATAGATATCATGGTGGATGTTGTTGATGACGATGATTTTGATAGGTATTGCAACAATATCTTGAATATAATAAAGAAAAACTTATCTATTCGCCTCGACAAGGAGAGTTTTACTGAATCCGAAGCTAGTATTTTCCGCGTTAATACCAATAAATCATATAAATACTTCATATCAGGAACTTTGCTTAAAAGAAGTATAGAATTGTTCCGCTTATTCGGGGCTCATCCATTTGGAGGTGTTTCTAGATTTCATTTTCCTGCCGTACGAGGCGTTTATGATGGGCGAAAGGTGTTGCTATTCCCTAGTTATGTTTCATATGCGTACACAGGATTGTTCTTAGATTACAAATGGATGTCTAGCGCAAACGATACTAAGGACTTAATATTGAAATATTATACTAGAGGTGGAACACCAATTCTAAATGAAACAGAACATCAACATATAGCAAAACACATAGAAGATAATGACGATCAATGGGGTATCGTTGCCAAATATTCAGATTCTACTAGATATATATCTGTATCCAACCCAACCTTTAGACCCAGATTGTATGGTTTTGGATTTTACCAAAAAATAAAAGATATTGTCGACGAGACATGTGTTCATGGATGGTACAAAGATGATCCCAAATTCGAAGCTAAATGGGAAAACGAGGAAACCAAATCACGTTTCGGACATGACCTCTCGTTAAGATTCCCATCGGGAAGAATACGACCATTGTTACTTTGGAAAGTATTTCCGTATATTTACTCCTTAGATAAGAGCAAAAAATATACGGAATAAACAAGACTTAATAATTTTTTTGAGCTATAACTTCTAATTCATTAGTATGCCAATCATACGCTGTGGCGGGGCTAGTATCACTCATATATTTGATAGATTCCGGCCCGTATGTAAAATAAGAGTTTTCTACACTTCCTATCGTAAATTTAGAATCGTAGACATTCGTATCTATATCTCTGTAAGAATATTCCGGATCAGCGCTGTTGGTGGGGCTCTCTTCATAATATTTATCATATACAGTTAATCCTTGTGGATCTTTTTCGCTCCACGCATACTTGGCATATAAACTAGACTGGTTCATAGACATAGGATTTCCTTCTGATGCGTAAATTCGATTCGCACCTTCATCATGCAAATAATATGTGTCAAAATCTTCTCTTTTTCTGTAAATCGCAATAATAACAATAACTATTAAAATAGCAAATAATATCTTCGAATCCATTTTTTCTCTGCAAATAAAGTATATTTATGCAAAAAAATATAAAGGAGTGAAAATTATTAACTTCGACTATCGTTACGTTTTGCAATGATACCTTCTGATATAAAATAAGGATTCCCATCCGGTCCGTTCCAGTCGTATTCATATTTATCCATGGTATAAAACATATTTTGTGTAGACTGGACTTCGTCTTTACTAATAATATCCCACAATGGGAATAAATCTCCATGTTTATCTAATGTGTTAGTAATCATTTCCTCCTTCTTCTTAATAAATACCTCATCATAGTAGTTCTTCCATTTCTCTAACAAATCGCTGTAAGATATTTTAGTGGTATTAATAGTGTCTATCAAGTTTTTCTTAACAGGATCGCGTATATACTTTCTTTTAAAATGTGCAGTCGCACATCCTATCATTTTATCAGGGCAACCTGTCGGCACGTTTTTAGTAGTGTTTATATATCCGTCTACTAATTTCGTGGAATTTCCATTCGCTGTTGCTCGATTACCGGCCATTGTAATAGAAGTTATATATGATGGATCTTCCCGCGCTCCTTTACCAATATTATGAGGTATTGTTTCTTTATCTACTGACGCTCCTATCAATAGTAAAAATTCTGCCACCACTTTTTCGTATACAGCTTCTTTTTTATTCATTATGTATCTCAATAATGTATCTATGTCTACTTCTATTAAATTTCTAGGAACTGGAGTTAATTTATAATTTAATCTTATTAATCTACTGGCAAATACTAATCCATGTGTAGGTAAATTAAGCTCTATTTTAGTATCAATAGGCAGGTTGATTTCAATATTACTACCTATTAGCAGCTCAGATTTAAAGACGCTCCCGACCACTCTCACATCATGCATATAACTAGATGGCTCTGATATTTGACACATTAACGAAAATGTGTTGCTCCTACTCAGCAACCATCCAAGTAGCTTGTTTGCGCAGACCTCGTAAGGTACATTATATGTACATCTGAAATGCGTGTCATCTTCTACTACGACCTTTTGTTCCATTTTCTTTATAAATATATTCTTTTCGTAAATACATTTACGAATATAATCATTTTTCATAATATGTTTATAAAATAAATGAGTGGTTCATACGTGTACTTTATATACGAAGCTGGATGCTTTAATAAATTCAAGATAGGAAATTCTATCAACCCAGAAAAAAGACTAAAAAGTTTACAAACAGGTAATAGCCGAATATTAAAAATATACAAAACTATACCTTGTGTTTCAAAGAAATATTCGGAAAATTTAGAAGGAGCAATGCATATACACTATTTGAGTTCTTGTCAAGGGGGTGAGTGGTTTTCTATAACTCCAGAAGATATTGATCAATGCATTGCAGTGGCGAAATATATGTCGGACAATGACTTTCCTGCTTGTCTTTTCGAAGACGTTTGGAAACATCATCACTCTCAAAAAAAACATGAAATACCTTATATCCCCGTAGTTTAGCTATGTGGTTAATTTAGCTTGTAGATCCGCTATCTCCATTTTCAACATTGTGTTTTCCATCATTAATTCAGAGTACTTTTTCTTCCAGTAGTTTTCCTCCGTATTTGATTTTTCTTTTTTTGGAGATGCCGATTTAGACCAACTATTCTTGTCGTTCATATATGCTATGGCACATGGATGACAGTATCTTGGGATAGAGATCTTCCCTCTCTGAACTGCATTGACGTTATCTTTTTCCTCTTTCCATCCAGGAACGCCGGGCGGAACTGACTTAGCCAAAAAGCATTCGGGTACGTAATCTTCCTTGATAGATAAACATTCTTTTCCAAAGATGATGTTCTCACAAACATTTCTTCCTATGATACATGCGTTGTAGATAGTATCATATTCCATTGTTTTTTCCAAACAACGAGGAATGTCATCTACCACATAAACTAGTTGTTTTTCTATCTCTATCACTTGGTATTCTACGGGTTCAGTTTTGTTAATAATTACTCTACAAGGCTTGAACTCTATTTGAATAGGTTCTTCCAAATTAGATTTAACGTACTCACCCGTCCTTCTTATGACTATCTTTACGTTCGCTCCTTTTAATTTAGCTCTAGAATCGCAAATAAATTTGGCCAAGCAATCTATACAATTATACCCTACACATGAACCAAATGGAGCCGCCCACTTTCTTTCTTTTCGGCATACTGTGCTTTTACAATATCCATAAGGTCTGTTTTCTTTTGGAGCAACCCTTCTCACAACAACACCAGTTTTTTTCGGTTTGTCGTAGATCGCATGCGAACGATTATGGGAACTGTTGTCAAATCTTTCCCTAACTGCCGCACTTAGAAGGTATTGTTTCTGTTCCTCCACAGAAATTCTACGAATTCCGAAATCATAAGTTTCTCCATTCTCTCTTTTATATTCCATTTTTCTTTCGTTCTTCACTAATATTCTTTGTACTAGTACAAAGAGACTGCAAAGATTATGAATATATCTACGGAGAATAATCAATTTTCCACAGATCGTAATATGTTTTTGTGAAAATAAAGAAACTGACCATCGCGGGACATATTATTCTCATTCTTTATGGAGAAGAATACGTATTTAACCGCACTTCTACGAATATTTTCGTTGAAAAATCTCACAGTTATATCTAATGGGTTGTTTTCTTTACCACATCCAAAATCTGGAAGTATTATACAATCGTGATTGTATTTTAACGCTGTGTCAAATATTAGACGAATTTTATCACCGGCTAATGTTTCTTCATGTTTTTCTTTGTAAGTATCTTGCATATTACCATCAGTGCGTATTGATATTAATTTAGGATTCCTCAATGGACATAATGTCAACATAGAGAATTTTTTAGCTTTCGGACACGTTCTATTATCGGACGATTTAAATAGATATACCTCCGGAGAATATATAGCGCCAGTTTCTTTTATAGGAAACATCTCATCCGTGATCGTATTGTAATAATTAGTTCGACGTAATATATCGTATTCCTGCCCACTCGCTCCGGTTTTTAGAGCATCTAAAGGATGTTGCGCATTAGCAGAATTAACTAACATAGGAGTAAACTCTTGTGCTATTGCAGCTTCTAAAGTATCCATGATATTTTCATGAAAAACTTTGACAAATAATTCGTCGTAAGTATTCTCCACCACTTCATCTGCGGACAATTCTTCCTTTACGCTAGATACTATCTTATAATTATCCATTTGCTTACATGTTGATTTCCATAATTTAATGTTATTTTGGATATCATTCTCTATCTTTTTGGTTATTTTTTTCTTCATGGTTATAAAAAAAATAACATATGTTTAATTATTAAACTTCTTCACCAGGTTCGAAGGACTGTCTTACACATGCGAATTCTATCAATTTTTTCTCAATTTCTTCTTGAGAAAGTTCTCGATCGCAAGAGTTCTTTATGTTATCGATCATAGTTTTCACATCAATACAATATTCATTCGACAAATATTCTACAGCCATTGCTAATTTAGCAATATGACTACTTACCTTGGCATCGATGCTGATTGCCATCTCTTCGGTGTTGGATTGTTTGACAGCGGGTATTTCGTCATATTCACTATGAAACAATGTGCATCTCGTAACGTCCAAAGAAATCGACGGTTTAGCGCGTATGTCAGACCTTGGTATCATAGGCTCTCCGTGCATATGACTAGCTCTCGCTATAAATGTACCGTCTGGAGCGTGCAGTTCCTTTTCCATTCTTTTTGTGAATGTATTCACCCTTCGTAGATGTATTCTTTTTGTGAATGTATTCACAAAGATAATCAATTTTTTTATATATCTTCATAAGACACTTCTATAGTATTGATGGGAAAACCCTTTTCATCATAAACTTTCTTTCTAGTGTAAAATTGCTTCTTCAAACCCGTATTGTAATCTATGATATCCACAATAATACGTTTCACAGATGGATCGCCACTACGTCGTAATATTCTGCCTAATGCCTGTCGCATTTTACTTTTTCTTGGTGTAGCAAACACCATCGCATCCATTCTATCAATAGATATTCCTTCAGTACCATATCCATATGTTATCAATATTATACGAGAACGATTTCTAGCATTATGAAAATCTTCTGATGTAGCGCCTCCCATAAGAGTTTGTAAATCTTCTGCGATCAACCCACGTTCCGCTAATTTACTCTGCAATGTTGTTAAATATTCACGCCTCTCAGAAAATACGAAAACATTCTTATTATCTTCATATAATGCACTGATTTCTTGTATTAGTAATTCGTTCCTATACGGATCTTCTATAAATTGATCACACATTTTTTTAGTGCTCAGCCAACCTTTACTATTAGTATATCTTACCGTATATTCAGGAGGGCCTGAATATTGAATAGCTTTAATTTCACCTAACCATTTGATTTCTTCTGTTTTAAACCCTGGGATTTGAACAGAGTTTACTATATTGCCTACATGAGCGCTAGCTACTGGATCCATACCATCAGAGCGTTCATCTGGGGTTGCTGTTAACCCTAAAGCATATTTAAAGTTTGTTCTCCAGAATACTTCCTGTCTTTTTGTGGTGGAATAATTGTGTATCTCGTCAAATATTACAGCACCAAATGATCGAAAATAATCAACAAAAGATATGGTTTTTTTATCTTTACCTTTCCCGAAAACATATGTATCCATCAAAGCACTATCTATTGTCATAATTACAACATCTCCATCTGTTTTAGGTGCTTTGGAATGATACTGCCCTATTATGATATTGGGAAAACATAATTGTAACATTTTTGTCCATTCCTCGATAGGAGATGTTTTCGGAACTATTATTAAAGTTTTTTTATGCCATTGTTCTATAAAAGCACCACCCATGTATGTTTTACCGCCCCCCGTTGTCATTACAAAAATACATCCAGATAACCCTTCTTCTATCTTTTCAGTACAATATACGGTAGACAGCATATAGTCAATGCATTTTTGTTGATTGTCAGTGGGATCGACTCCCGGTTGAAGCCTGTCTTTTTTAATATCATTTCCTTCTGGTATTTTATACTTTTTGATTATGTTGATATTCCGAACCATACTCTGAAGGTCAATGAACCGAGATATAAGATAATAGGATCCTTTATCGGTTTTCATTTCCTTGTATAGAGCAATAGATTTCGTATGTCTCTCTTTTCCAACAAAAGTATCGTGTGTAATGACTAATAATTTCATAATACCAGGATTAAGTTTACGAATCAAATGAAAGTCTTTGCCTTGTAACAATAATCCCCGAAATGTTACTAATACTACAACATCATATTCCTGCTTGGGCTTTTCCAATAATTTCCGTGAGTTTAGCATTGCTTATCATACCAGAGTATTCTTTTTTTAATTCTTTTTCTATTTCGGTTCTGCAATATTTCTCAAATTCTTTCACTATCTTCTCTTCCACATCATCCAATTCAGACGTATTTTGATATATTTCGTGAATTGGCCTTGCTTTGTAGTTATGTTTCCATTCTTTTAAGGAAGTATCTACAATATTACTAGCCTTATAATATGCAAGATTAGCTATCTCTGTTTCATCTTTTTCAGGTTCTCGTAATATTGAGTCAGAGTCCAATAGCGTTAAACTAGCAAGTACATGACCCACTCTTCCATTAATACAGACTGTATAATATTTTTCTTGAACTGGATTTATACCTAAAACTCGTAATGTGGCGTCAACTATAGGCGCTCTTTTTTTGACGGATTCTAAAAACTGATCTAGAAGAGATTCTATCAACTTTTCACGATTTTCTAAATTCTCTGGATGATGTATTCTTTCCCACACCAGAGTTAATATCCAATCTTCTCGCACTCCTGAATCAGAAACAGAAGTTATAGTATGTCCTTTCCGGATTTCACCGAGAAGTATCCGACATTTAGCAGCTTTGTTAGCCGATAATTTTCTAATTGCTTCTTCTATTTGTAAGAACGCTGTTCGTGTTCTCATTTCATTTAATTCCATTTCGGTAAGTTGCAATTCCTTGAATGAGTCATCTAATTTACATAGTTCAGTTAATCTTTCATATTTTTTTCTTAGTAACTTAACAATAGAAGAATCGTGGACATTTTGCGAATCGTTAGCATGTTTCTCTAATTTGTCGTAATATTTTCGGTCTTTCTCAGCCTTTTTTTTCGGATTGAAATTTTGTGTAATAGCAATCGGTAACACGATATTATCTTCTCTCCGTCCGTATATTTCTATCAAATTAATATCATAAGTAGTGGCATATTCATAATAGAGAGCGTAAGCGATAATAAACACTAACACAACTATTACGGAAAACAATATCTGACAAAACTTCATCTCTATATACAAAAAAATAACGAATATTTAAGTTACAAATGCCAAGAATTTTCTCCGACTATTTTCTGTATTTCCTCAGTGGAAAAGTCGTCTTCCATCCCTAACATTTTTCTCATCTCCTCCGAAGATTTTCCGGTAATACTTCCTGCTATGTGAAAACAACAAACCTCTAGTAATGCTTTAAATCCCAAGTTACAAGCTAAACCAGATAAATCCAACACATCTGACATGTTCAATTCAGAAAATGTTTTTCTGTACCACTTGTATTCGAAACTATCGGGCTTCCATTCGTTAGGACTGATATACATTTTTTGATCTTTTTCGTTCATACGGGAATATTCGTCAGAAAATTCTAGGACTATATTTACTATTTTTTCTTGAACTTTTCCTATTTTATACGGATCGGTAGGATTCTTAACATTGGTCATAAGTGAAGTTGCTTCAGGAGATATTTCTACGATTTTTCCATCTTCTAACTGCAACCTAATAGACATCTGATTTATTTTTTGTTTTTTCCTCTTTTTGTGAATATATTCTTTCTGTGGATATATCCACAGAAGGTTTCAATTTTAAAATGATAGAAGATTATATCTTCGCTGTCATAATTTTAATTATGATTATAATTGTTTACAGACTACACGAATTATACATTCAAGAAATTTCTAAACACATATTGTATCAGATACAATGGTTATCAAAAAATAGTTGGGATATTTATGCCGCATTATTACAAAAGATAGGACTCCCTGATATCATAGACAAAAATATTAATGGTAATGCAATATGGAAATGGAAAACAAAATGTGTAATAACTTTACACGACAAAGAAATCAACCCTATTTCTGGGACCATTCCAGTGAAATTATTCTCTGGGTATAAAAATGTGGAAATAACTGAAGAAGCTGTCAAAGCTATGATAGAAAAAATAGAAAAAGAATGTTCCCCATCTTACATATTTCTCCATGGAAATCATAAAGTTCGGCTCGAAGCGAACACATGGGAAGATATGCTAAAAAAAATAATCAAAACAATATCTATAACAATGGGTATATACAATAAAAAAATAAACGAAAACGAAACTATCATAGACACATATTACGATGTATTTGAAAATTAGACACCGGCTTGGGCATCTTTTATTATTTCATTTAGTTTTTTAGCAGGGACATCTGGGTAATCTTTTTTCAATGTTGATTCTATTTCATTTTTAATGGTTGTTTCTAGCTCATCTACTTTTTTTCTTGTATCGGCGTTAGCTCCTAATAATTTTTCTGGATCTTGATAAGCGTCCGATACATCTTTGGGTATTTCATTTAGTACTTTTAACACGACTTTATGGGCTTTCATCAACGCTTCATTTCGCAGAATTTCCACCGTTTTGATTGGTTTGGATATCTCAGTATCCTTATCCAGTAATGTTAAAGAACTGAGAACTCTGCTACACCTACCCATTGTACAAACATTATTTCCGTTGCTTTCGGCGAGAGAATCCATAAATGATTCTTTCAATGCCGTGCGGCGTGTTTCATTTTCTGCGCTAGTTATTCTTCTCCAAACGTCAACTAAAACATCTTTTTCAGTAGCTTCAAATGCAGTTGGAAGTTTGTTTTTAATCATAACATCGAACGTATTTTTAGCGGCAGTTCCTTTTCCACCGGTAAAAGGAAAATTATCTATAGCATGTCGTATTTCATTTAATACAGACTCATCATTAGACTGTTTCTTTTCCTGTGAGTTTTTAGATATGACTTTATCATATATCATTTTAACGTTGCTGACAACATTGCTATCATGTACGTTTTGTGGATCAGAAGGAATATCTTTTGGCATATAATATAGTTCTTGTTCAATAGTTTTAGCTGGTAAATTTTTCATCTTTAGTTGTTTTTCTTTAGCTTGTTTTTTAACTTGTTCTGTTCTAGTGTTTCTAACAGTATTTCTTATTTGTTCGAAGTTGGGAATATATAATTCTCTAACAATAGCGGGATTTTCAGCATTTACTTGAATAACGTAATCTTCATAAAAATCTTCCGCTCGATCTACCATAAATTCCACTGGTTGTACCACGGTTTGTACTACGGCTGCAGGTTCGGCCACTATCCTGTCCAAAGTTTTATTAAAATATTGCGCCGATTTGGCTTTCGCTTTCTTTTTGGATTTCTTATCAGGCTCGTTTTCAGCCACATTAAAGTTTAGCAAATTTGCCAATATGAATGAATTATCAGTTGCATCACCCGCTTTAGACTTAGACATAGTACCAGAAGTTTCGTTAGTGGTGTACATATCATCCTTTTTCTTAGCCTTAGAGAGGGCTAATTTTGCATTATCATCCAATTTGTAACCAACAGTCTTTTTATACAAATCATGCGGAGGTGTGAAATATTCGTCATATTTATAATTTGCTGTGTTAACAAATCCTTCGAATGTATCTCGAAAAGCACCTTCAGGTAATCCACCAGTAGAATATAAATGATGAGTAAACCATATTGCTATGATTATAATTATGATCAAAATAATGACTGCTGTTAGTGTGCTCATAATACGTATATACAATATATTAAACGTATAATCATAATATATTCATAATATATTCTCTGTCTATCTCTCGCGTACGAAAATATGGACAAACTGCTAGAATTCTCCTTAGACCCATCAGTGGAAAATTACAACAAAATAGTATCTTCCAAAAAAACCCAAAACACGTTGGCTGAATTTTTCACAGCTTGGCAACCCGCTGTTTTATTGCAACATTATGATGATCCAGCTTGGGAGGCCGTTGAAAA